CAAACTGTTGCAGCGATAAATACAAATTATGAAATCTTGTTAAGCAATACCGATTTAAGCAACGGAATTTCTTTAGGTTCTCCGACTTCAAAAATAGTATTTGCAAATTCAGGGATTTACAACATTACTTTTAGCATTCAGTTAGTGAATCAATCATCGCAGATTCAGGATGCAAATATATTTTTAAGAAAAAACGGAACTAATATAACAAACTCAAATAGTCATTCTTCAATGCTTGAAAAACATGGTAGTAAGCATGGGGGACTTATTATAACGGTTAATTTTTTATTGTCAATAAATGCTAATGATTATATTGAGTTAGTGTGGAATACCACATCAACGGATGTATCAATAGAAACTATCCCTTTAATCGCAAGTCCAAGTACACCTGCGACCCCATCCGTAATTATAACTTTACAACAAATTTAAACAATGGCAAAAACTAAAATAGAAGTCGACTTAGTCATCAAAGGTGGCGAGTCAGTAGAGCAAGTAGAGAACAAAACCAAAAGTCTTAAAGCGCAGTTAAAAGAAATGAAAGCCTTATTGGCTTCAGGTACTTTAGACAGTGATACATTTAATAAACTCTCAAGGGATGCAGGGGAATTACAAGACCAAATAGGTGATGTCAGTGCAAGGGTTAAAAATTTAGCCAGTGACAGTCAGAAATTAGATGGTTTAATGTCAGCCGCTCAAGGTTTAGTCGGAGGGTTTGCAGCCGTTCAAGGTGTGGCGGCTATGCTTGGCGATGAGAATGAGGACTTGCAAAAAACAATGGTTAAGCTTCAAGGTGCTATGTCAGCTCTTGCAGGGATTCAGGCGGTTGCAAATACTTTAAACAAAGAGAGCGCTTTAAGTACTAACTTATTGGGTGGGGCGTGGACTAAAATGAACAATGCAATGAAAGCCTCTGTTTTAGGTGGCATTGCAATATTAGTTACTGCTTTGATTTATGGATTAGAAAAACTCGCTAAGGTTACAAGTGGCGTAAGTGAAGAGGAGGAAAAATATAACAAAGTAATGAAGGAAGGTCTTGGCGATATGGCTGAGGTCACTAAAAGTATTTCCTTAATGTCTACTAGTTTTGACCTTGCAAGAAAAGGTGTAATAAGTAAAAAGGAGGCATTGTATGAATATAATAAGAACTTTGGTGAAACTCTCGGAGTTGCTCGTAATGTAAACGAAGCAGAGAAAATATTTAGGGAAAAAACTGAAGCATTTATTAAGTCAAGTTTATTAAGGGCGGAAGCAACTGCACTTTTAAATGAAGCAAGTAAATTAGGTGTAGAACAAGTTACTGCATCGATGGAAGATAATATTTCATTTGGGCAAAAAACTTTAAATGTTATAGGTGGTTTAAGAAATGGTTTTATATCTTTCCAAGCCGACCAAAGTATTGCACAAGCTGACGGAACTATAGCAAGGCAAAAAACATTAAAAGAAGAGGCAAAAACTTTTACTGATATTGCAAATCAAAAAATTGAAGAAGCAAGGAAAATTGAAACTGAAAACCAAATAATTGGTAAGGACGAACAAGAAAGAAAAAAAGATGAAAAGAAAGGTAATGAAGAAGCCTTAAAAAACAAACAAGCATTAGCAGAAAAAGAAAAAAAAGCAAGGGAAGAATTTGATGCAGATAAACTAAAAAAGCAACAAGAACTAACTGAGTTAATTATTGAACTAAGTAAAAAAGAAGCATTAAATGGAATGTCTGCAAGGGACAAAGAAATACAAGAATTAAATAATTCATACAATTCTAAAATGCAACTGGCTAAAGGTAATGCAGAGTTAGAAGCGGCTTTATTAAAACAAAAAACTATTGAGATAACTGCGATTTCGGATAAGTATAGAAAAGAAGAAGTAGAAAAGACCGCAGCAAATGACAAAAAAATAGCAGAAGATAAAAAACAAGCCGATGCTCAAGCTTTAGCCGACCGAAAAGCTATTGAAGATGCAAAGTTGTCAATCGTTAATGATTCTTACTTAGCCTTAAATGCTTTAGGCGAATTGGCGTTAGGTCAACAGTTTAAAAATACCAATGCAGGCAAAGCCTTAGCCTTAGCACAAATAGCAACGGACACCGCATTAGGATTTATACAAGGTTTGAGAATTGCTCAACAATCTGCAATCGGTTTGTCTGGCCCTGCGGCTGCCTTAACTATGCCAGTGTTTTATGCTTCTCAAGTCGCTGCGGTATTAGGGGCGGCAAGTAAAGCAAAGAGTTTGTTAGGTGGTGGTGGTTCAACATCTGCTCCAAGTGGTTCGGGTGGTGGTGGCGGTGGTTCAATCTCAAGTCAACCTCCGAGAATGGATAAGTTTGAAAGCAACCGACCTGCAATGAATCCTAATCAAAGAGTCTATGTTTTAGAAAAAGACATAACCGATTCTCAAGGTAGAGTTGCCAGGATAAGACATAACGCAACTTTGATTTAAGTCTATATTGTACATAGTTTAATTTAAAATATAATATAATCAATGAAGCTACCTTTATATGTTTTGGACATTGACGAGAATCTTGAGGATGAAACCTCAGTTTTCGCAGTTGGCTTAGTTTTGCAACCCGCCATTGAACGTAATTGGCACACCTTTTCTGCTGAAGAACCTGCGATTGAACACAAGTTTACTGTTGTAGATGAAGAAAAGAAGATATTAGGTGGCTTCTTAATGATAGCAGAACAACCAATTTACCGCAAAGACGAAGACGGGACTGAATATTATGTCAAATTTACTGCCGAAAGCATCGCAAGAATTGTAAATAAGTTGGCTAAGAGTGGCAAACCGCTAAGTTTTAACCTTAATCATGACGATAATAAACCCGTTAAGGGTGCTTATTTGTTAAGTCACTTTATAATAGACAGTAAATTAGGGATGAAAACACCTGAAAACTTTACTCCTGCACCCGACGGCTCATGGTTTGGCTATGTTAAAATAGAAGACAATGCGGTTTGGGACATGGCAAAGAGTGGAGAGATAAGAGGATTCTCGGTTGAGGGTTACTTTAACGATAAGAAAGTAGATGAAGCCGAGCAAAAAGAATACGAAGACATCAAAAATAAAATCATCAATAATATGGAATTTAATAAATTAAAAAAGGTCTTGGGAGAAGACCTAACTAATCAACTTAAGAAAGTTTTTAGTGAAGAAACCCCTGCTCCTGCGATTGAGTTCGTAGAGACAAGCTTACTTGACGGAAGCGGAATTGTAAAAGGAACAATCGCAGTTGGCGAAACAGTTACTTTGGTTTTACCTGACGGCTCTGAGGTTCCTGCTCCAGACGGAGAACACACTTTAGAAGGCGACATCGTTATCACTGTAATGGATGGAGTTATTGCAGAAGTAGCAACACCTGAAGAGGAAAGCCCGTTAAATGACGAAGCATTAATGTCAAAGGTAAACGAAGCATTGGAAGCTCAGGCAAATGACTTTAACAATCAAATCGCTGACATCCACTCAAAGTATGCTCAAGAGATTGAAGCACTAAACGCAAAGACAACCGCATTATTTAGCGCAATTGGAATCCTTGCTAAGACCGAAGAAGTTGAAGTAGTAAGCAATGATGCAAAGAGAAAATCAGCATCAGTAAGCGCAACTCAATTCTCAAGATTAACTGAAATATTAAACAAAATAAAATAAATAAAATAAGATGAAACTTAAAAAATTTGCCTACGATACTACTGGTCTTCCAGCAGTCGTAAATGACCAATCACTTGAATTGCTTATCCGTTCTTTCTACGAAGGAAAGACAGGAGCAACTTTCGCAAAACAAACAGGTATCAAATCAACTGCTGATTTGCATTACATCACAACTGAGTTATTTTACCAAGCTGACACTGCATGTGCATTCAACGCTTCAGGTAAGACTGGCTTCTCAAAGAGAACCATCACAGTTGGGAAGATTAAGGTACAACAAGAGTTTTGTGCTAAAGAACTTGAAGGATTTTGGACTGAGCGTGCATTGCGCCCAGGCACCATGTATGACTACATTGCATTCGAAGCTGACTTCACTAACTTCCTTGTAGGTTTGTTGACTGAAGCTAAAGAAACTGCACTTTGGCAATCTGCAATCGGTGGTTCAGGTGGAAGCAACTTAACTCAATTTGATGGTTTCAACAAAATCATTTTAGATGCAAGTGCAACTACAATCAACGGTAACCCTACAGGTATCACTACAGGAACAGGCATCACATCTGCTAACG